AAATAGCTACATCCCGGCGCACTACCCGCTGGAATACAGCACAAACTTTGAAGCTCTGTCTCAGCAGAAACAGAGCATGTTGGAGCCCTATTCTGTTTCGGCTCCGTTCACCGGCAAGAGCAAGGATTTCAATCAGATTGGCAAAGCCGATTTCCAGAGCATCCTTTCCCGAGCCCGCGAAACCGTCATCACTGACACCCCGCTTGGCAAGCGCCGCTTGACGCAAGGTGCCTATGACAAGGCCGACCTGTTCGACGAATGGGACGAAGCCTTTCTGGGTCAAATCTCGCTCCCTAAGAGCGATGTTATGCAGGCTCATGTTTACGGCTGGAACCGCCTCAAGGATACCATCCTCTGCGTTGCCGCTCTCGGTGACGCGGTTGTTCCGTCCGTCACGGCCCTTGGCATCGAAACCACGACCAACACGCCTCTGCCATCCGGCCAGAAGGTCTTGATTGACTACGTGGAAACAGGTTCCGCGGCCAACAGCGGGTTGACCATTGGCAAGCTCCGGCGCGCCAAGTTCATCCTGGACGACGGCGACAGCGACGACGAGGAGGCCCGCGTTTTGGCAATCACCGCCAAGGAGCTGAATGACCTTCTGCGCACCACGGAAATCACAAACTCTGATTACAACACCATTAAGGCGTTGGTCGAGGGCAAGGTTGATACCTACATGGGTTTCAAATTCCGCCGCGTGTCGTCCGTCAACGTGCTTCCCGCGGTGAGCGGTGTTCGTTATTTGCCCGGCTGGGTGAAAAGCGGCATGAAGCTCGCCACAACCGGCCCGCGCTCCTACATGGACATTCGCGCCGACAAGAGCCACGCGCTGCAACTCCGACACTCCGGATTGGTTGGCGCTGTCCGCATGGAGGAAGTCAAGGTGGTGCAAATCGCCGTTGACACAACCCTGCCTTAATCATGGCTGCTTACCTCGTCAAATTCGAGCGGTGCGATCCGGGGCTACTGGTTTCGACTCCCACAATCAAAAAAGGAGCAACGAAACCCGAGGGAATCCCGGTGAGCGTCGTTATCAACCCCTCGTCTGCACAGATCCAAGGAGTATTTGGCTACCTTGGCCTGATTAAAGCGGGAGACGATACCTCGACGGTCGAGACGGCAATCACGGCGCTTACGCCTTAAAAAACGAAAGGAAAACATCATCATGGCCACACTACTCGGAACCGACACATACCAGAAGCAGGCGGCATCGCAGGGCAATCCTGCGGCGCGCCCCAACGGGCAGCTTACTTCCGGTGAAACCGTTCAGTTCTTCGGAACATACACCTGCACCGGGGCGGAGGTCACAGCGGACGTCGTGCCACTGTTCAAGCTTCCCATCGGCGCAATCCTGTATCCCGGAACAATGCGCATCTCCACGGATGCGGTTGGCGGAACCTCTGTTGTCTTCACGCAAATCGGCGATGCCGGTAGCGCGGGGCGATACAGCGGAACCTCCATTCCGCTGACGGCAGCGCAGACCGAAACGGCAGTCACTCCCACCAACGCGATTGCGGTCACTCCCTTCGCGGTGGACACGGAGGCCAATCGGACGGTTCTCGCAACAATGACCCATTCCGGCGCTCCTACCGCCGGGAAAAAGATCGTCGTTCGCGGCTTCTACCGGATGCCGTAATCCAGCGGCTTCACTCTGCGCCCAGGGGGAACCTTGGGCGCAGCAGAAGCTTTTGATTTCATGGCGTCCGATGTCACCATATGCAACCTCGCGCTGGCGCGGATAAGTGAGGATCAAATCCTCAACATTGAGGAAGACTCCAACAATGCCCGCTACTGCAATGCGTTTTACGCCCAAACCCGAGATGAGGTCTTACAGTCGAACCCATGGCGCTTCGCGACCACGACCGCCCAGCTTTCCCAACTGACCGGGACGCCGCTTCTGGAGTGGGAGAACAAATTCCAGCTTCCATCGGATTGCCTACGGGTTCTCTCGCTCAACCGGCAATGGTTCGACCAGTCTCAGGGCTATTTCGAGGTTCAAGGAACCGTTCTTCTCACAAACGAGGCCGAGGCCATTATTAAATACATCCAGCGCGTCACGGACGGAAATTTGTTCACCCCGCTGTTTTCCGAGGCGCTTTCGGTCAAGCTGGCCGCCCGCATCGCAAAGCCGCTGACCGGAAGCGATCAAATTGCCGCCGGGCTGCTTGAGGAATACGTGAGACTGACCGGCCCGGAGGCGCGCAGGCTCAACGCTTATGTTGGCCGAAATCATCCGGCGCTGCCCTATGTATCGAGCGACCTTGTGAGTTCACGCTTCGGAGGCCGGGGAGCCGCTTGGTTCCCGTATTGGTAATGCCATTCTCCCAACTGATTCCAAGCTTCAACGCGGGAGAACTTTCCCCGTATCTTGCCGCGCGTAGCGATATTGAAAAATACGCCAGCGGCTGCAAAACGCTGGAGAATTTTATCATCATGCCATATGGCGGGGCTTACCGCCGGCCGGGGACAGAATATCTCGGGGCGGCAAAGGAGGCCGACAAGATTTGCATCTTGATTGGGTTCAACTTTTCCACGACGACCAGCTTTATTCTGGAGGCTGGCGAAACCTATATCCGTTTTTGGATGGATGGGGCTCTTGTTGAAGATCCTGCCAGCCCAGGGAATCCCCTGGAGGTTTCCACGCCATACATGGAAAGCGAACTGAGAGAGATTCAGTTCATCCAAATCAACGACGTGATGTTTTTTGTTCATCCGTCCCACGCCCCGCAAAAACTTTCCCGACTGGCTGATAATGACTGGACGTTTCTCGAAATCGTTCCCGACTGGCCCGCTCTGCTGGATGAGAATATCACGGACATTAAAATTGCCGCGAGCGCAACCACCGGAAACGGGATCACGCTAACCGCCACGGCTCCCGCATGGGCGTCAACCACAGCTTACACAAAGGGCCAATATCGCCAGAATGGTGGGAGCATCTACGTCGCCACGGTTGACCACACTTCAACGGCCAGCTTTGCAACTGACCTTGCCAACGGGAAATGGAAACTTCACAGCCAATTCACCACGGAAAGCATCGGGTCTTATTACCAGCTCGGGCATTCCCGGACAGGATCAACGATTTCCCATCCGATTACCGCCGATGGTTCCTCGTCATCCGTGGCTGTTCTTGGGGATTGGGAGTTTGTCACCTACGGCACCTGGACGGCGACGGTTCTTATCGAGCGAAGCCTGGACAATGGTTCAAATTGGGAAACCGTTCGGGAATACAAATCGGAGGGGGATCGAAATGTTTCTGCTACCGGCACTGAGGAAACCGAAAGCCTCCTGCGCATCACGGTTGACGATTGGGTGAGCGGAAGTTCCAACCCGAGGGCTCAACTTGAATTGCGGGATTCTCGGGAATATGGCTTTGCCAAGATCACAGGATACACATCTGCCCGCGTCGTCACAGCCAGCGTGAAAAATTCGTTTTACGCGACCACGGCAACGAAGATTTGGAGCGAAGGGGCGTGGAGCGATATTCAGGGATACCCGCGCACCGTGTCACTTCATGAGCAGCGAATTTACTACGGCGGCACCAGAAAGCGCCCTCAGTCCATTTGGGGGAGCAACACGGACGATTTCGAGAATTTCCGCATTGGCACAAATGATGACTCGGGGCTGTTCTTTTCGCTGTCCTCACAGGAGGCGAATCCGATTCAATGGATGACCTCGCAGGATCAGCTTTTGATTGGAACGGCCGGTGATGAATGGACGCTCGGGAGCACGACGACCGATTCGCCAATCACGCCCTCCAACGTCCGGGCGGCCCGGCAATCCAGCTACGGGAGCAAGTATTTCCGCGCCTTGGTGGTCAATGATGTCATTCTTTTTGTTCAGCGGCAGGGCCGGAAGGTTCGCGAACTGGTTTATCAATTCGAGAAAGACGGCTGGGTTGCTCCGGATTTGACCGTATTGGCCGAGCATGTCACGAAGGGCGAGATTTTACAGGCCGCTTTTCAGCAGCAGCCGGACGCGATTTATTGGACAATCACCGGCCAGGGGCAGCTTGTGGGAATGACCTACGAGCGCGAGCAAAACGTCGTCGGCTGGCACCGGCACACAACGCAGGGCGAATTTGAATCCGTGGCAACCATCTACGGAGCGAGCGGGCCGGATGAAGTCTGGTTCTCAGTGAAGCGGGAAATCAACGGAAACACCGTTCGTTACATCGAACGATTCAAAGTTGATAACCGGGAGCAATACGAGGAAGCGAACAAGCCGTATTGGTGGTATTTGGATTGCGCCAAGCGAACAATCAATGACCCGGCGAGCGCGGTAATAACCGGCCTTGACCATCTCGAGGGTGAGACAGTGGAGATCCTTGCCGATGGCGCGGTTTCTCCGGATCGAGTGGTTTCTGGTGGCGAGATTACTTTGCAGTCCGCGGCGTCCGTCGTGCTTTGCGGACTGCCCTACACTTCCACACTTGAGCCAATGAATCTGGAGATGGTTTTGCGAAGCGGATCAACCAAAGGCGACAAGAAGCGAATTTTCCGAGCTGATGTTTCCATTTACAAATCCCTTGGCGGTGAGGTTCGCGGGGCCGGGACGACAAAATGGGACATTGTTCCCAGCAGGGCCATGTCTGACCCAATGGACAGCTCGCCTCCGGTGTTCTCAGGGGAAAAAGAGGTTTCGATTTCTGGAAATTACACGCGTGAAGCGTCCATGTCGGTGAGGCAGACCCAACCTTTGCCGCTGACGATTCTTGCCATCACACCGCGCTGGGAGCCTACGGGGAACTGATGAAAGAAAATCTGATTCGTGAATTTGATAAGGCGCAGGACATGCCAATGCTGAACGATTGGCTTGCCGCTCATTGCCGCCCGGCCATTCCAGCCGAAATGCTGCCGAGCCTTGGAATCGTCCTGTTCAATGGCGTTACGCTGGAAGAACAGGCCGCGCTTTGGCTCTACATGGACAATTCCGTTGGCGTGTGCTTCTGCGAGAGGGTTGTCACCCGGCCCGGCCTTTCGCTCAAGGAATCCAAGGCGATCATCCTTGAGGGCTTGGAGTTTTTGAAGCAGCGGGCGGCGACCATGAATTACGGCGTGATGTTTGTTCGATGCTATCCGGCCATTGCAAAATGCCTGAAAGGCAAGGGCTATTTCGAGGACGACAGGCCGGTTATTTCACTTTTCACAACCACAAAGGAGGAACCCCATGCCTGACGGTGGCGCATCAGCCTATATCATCGCAGCCGCTTCGATTGCGGCCACGGCCGTTGGAACGGGAATCTCCTATTATTCCCAGCAGCAGCAGGCCAGCAACGCCAGCGCCATTGCGAATTACAACGCGCAAATTGCCGCGCAAAATAACCGGGTCAATCTGGCTGTCGCGCAGCAGCAGGCACAATGGCAGCAGCAATCCGCACTGGCGCAGGCTCAAGCGAAGCAGAACAACGCGGTCGCGCTAGAACAGCAGGGGCGGCTTGCAGAGGCGCAGGCCCGCGAGGAAGGCCGCCGGATGCGCGAAGAGAACGAGCGCAAAATGGCGACCCAGCGCGCGCGGTTCGCCAAAAGCGGAGTGACTTCCGAAGGTTCGCCGCTTGCCATCATGTCAGAATCCGCCGCACTCCTGGAGCTTGGTGTTCAAGATTTGAACTACAAGGGAGAGCTTGAGGGCCGGTCATGGGACAGGAAGGCTGAACTTGAACGGTTTGACGCCGGGTTCGCCCTGTTCGATGCCGGGATTGCGGAATATGAATCAGCGGCGGCTCGGACGGGCTTTCAAATCCGCCAGCGACAGTCCGCAGTTGACCGCATGAGCGGAATGGCGACCGCGCAGGGCTATCGAAACGCGGCCATTGGAACGCTGGTCAGCGGGGCGGGGAGCGCGCTCAATATCGGAGGGAGCTATCTAAAATAATGCCAATTCCAATCGCTGAAATTCCGAATGCTCCGATGGGAACCGCCGGGCCTGTCCTGACACAGGTTCCCGGAGTGAACGCCGATTTGCGCGGCGTAGCACGAAACTTGATGACGCCTGAGATTGCCCAGGGCTCATTTGACGGCGGAGCGGAGGGCTTGCAGGCCGTGGGAAATGCCATCGCCGGGCTGGGGGAGGTTGGGCAACGCGTTGGCAATATCATTGCGGATTCCCGCGAAAGACTGGCTGATTATCAGGACAGCGTTTCCCTTGCCTCCTATGACCGGCGCATGTCCGAGGAATTTGAGAAATACAAGGCCGAGCTTCCAGGGGTTACGGAAAGCGAATGGCTGCCCGGCTGGCAGGCGAAATACAAGGAGATTTCCACCAAGATTGCCAGCGAATACAAATTTTCCGGCAATGGAATGCAGCGGCTCGCCTTGGCAAACGAGCAGTTTTTGCAGCAGACCAACGTGAACCTGATTCGCAGCGCGTCACAATCGGCTTTCACCCGCGGGAATGGGGAGCTGATGGCGAAAGCCCAGCGCGATTTTGATTCAGGGAATTTTGAGGAAGCCCACGCGACCCTTGGAAAAATGGTGGATACCGGGGCGATTGGCGCGGATGACGCCCAGAGGCAGGTTGACCAGTGGAAGGAATCCATGCTCGAGGCTGATATGATTGCCGACCCGGACGGGCTGATTCAGGGGATCGAGGACGGCAGCGTTTCGGTTCCAGAGGATCGGAAGGCCCGGCTGATAAGTGACGCAAACAAGGTAAAGCGGCAACAAATTGGTGCAGCAATAGACGAGCTTGACCAAATGATCTTCTCTGGAAAATTCAAAACAAAAGAGGAAATAGAAGAGTTTTCCAGTATTCGAGGGATACCCGCAAAAGACACTTTCGAGAGGGTAAAATCTCTATCAATTGTTGAGCCGACAACAATTGAAGGCAAGGCAAGGCTTGAGTCCGAGTATTTGAAATTGATGGCCGACATCGAATCTTACGATCCGAAATTCGACGTTGAGGAAAAGGGCCTATACGATTTGAGAACCAGAATAATCAACCTCCCGCCTGGATATGGAGAAGAGCCGAGCGGCATCCTTTCAGGGATTGTCCGCGAGGGAAGAAAAACTTCCGAGCAAGAAATTCGAGGAAACATCAGCAGCAACATCATCTCGATGAAATCAGCTGGATTCTTTGGCGTTGCGCCAAAAGAAAAAGGGAAAAAAGCTGGCACAGAAGCCCTTTTGATCGAGCAGCGGGCATCCGCGTTGATGGATCAGTTTCGAGCCTACCAGCAGCAAATGGGGGCGAAGCTTACCCAGGCCGACGCGGACGCATGGCTTTCCGCGCAGACCATCGGGGACATCAAAAAGGCTGTTGGCGACAAGAGCATTAAATCGCCAACGGCAAAAATCACGACATGGGGAGCGGATGGCGTGACATTCGTTGAGGGCGCTTCCCGTAAAAAAACCCAGGCCGAACTCATGGCAGAAGTTGAGGGCGCGCTGGAACTCCCGAAAAAATGACGACCTTTGAAGAATTGAACGACGCGGAAGTTGAGGGAGCCCTTGAGCGATACAAGGCTGCCACGGGCCCGGAGCGTGAGCAAATCGGCCAAAGCCTGAGCCGCTGGCGGGAAAAGACCCGGCTGGCGATGGACACGCAGAAAACCCAGCGCATTGAAACCCTTTACAGCGGACTTGCCGCCGCGCGCTCGGAGTTTTCAAGTATTCCGCTCCTGGAGGCAACCGCCGACCTCGACGAAACGGTTGCGGGCGGCGTGAATCAGGGCCTTGTCGCCGACGAATGGGGAAAGAGCCTGGATGAGGTTTCTTCCGTGTGGCCGCAATATCGCAGCGCCTACGCCCTCGCGACATTCCAGAAGGATGTCAAAACAGACAAAGAACTTTACGGACTGATTTCCGGCCGCGTTCAGCAAAAGAAAGCCCAGCGGGAATTTGCCGACAACTTGCGCGGGGCCTCCGTTGTTCACGCCTTTGAGGATTTGGCCGGCGGAACATTCAGCTCACCGGTTGAGCGCGTGAAGCAGGAGATAGCCAAGAACCCCGAGGCGTTCAAGGGGATGGATGAGGCGGAAGTTCTGGCGAAATATTCCAAGGCGTATTCCGCCCTGAGAAGCGAATTCGCGCCGTATCAAGGAATGGCAAAACGCGCCTTTGAATACCTGTCCTCATGGACTGGATCGGAAGCGCCGAAGCCGGGCGATGAAAAGACACGCGCCGACATTGAAAATCTCGCAATGGGCTTCATCGAAATGAAGCCCGATGACCGTCAGAATGTTTATGAGATTGTCGCGCTGGCAGCAAAAGCCAAGGGCGCGGGAGATTCCAAGGATTTCTGGCAGAAGCTCGGGGAGTCTTTTGCTCGCGGCGCAACCGGAATGTTCGACGACACGGCCATCATGCTCAGGGACTCGGAAACCCGGAACAACATCTCCCTGTTGAAAGATCCGAGCGTGAAGCTTGTTGTATGGCAGAACGGGCGGATTGACACCGAGGAAACGGCGAACATGGCGCTTGTGGCCGCTCATGGAAGGCCGGGCCAGACATTCCGCGAGGTGCAGGACGGCGAGCGGGAATCCTTGCTTTTGCAAAATGACGAGAGCCTGAAACAAACGCAGGTTCTCCGAGAACTGAAGGCTCTGGCGAGCGGCGAGGTTGATCCAATCAGGCCGGGGGCCAGCGGCATCATGGGCCAGCTTGAAGGGGGCGTTTACGGAGCTGCGGAAAGCGTTCCCTACACTCTTCTGTCTGGCGTTCCCTACGTCGGGCCGGTTTTAACCTACACCGCTCTTGCCGCCTCCGATTACAATCGGCTGATGCGCGAGAATCCCGAGATGGATTCCGGGGCGGCCATGACGCTTTCCATGCTCACCGCTGCACCGCAGGCGGCGCTTGAGCGCGTTCAGTTCGGATTGCTGACCGGCAAAGCGCCGGGATTTTCACAAGCCTTGAAGCGGCTGGCTGATGCACGGACGCCAATCGCTATCAGGATTGCGGCGGGAATCGCGGGAACCGTTGCCGCTGAAAACGTCACCGAGGGTCTGCAAGACGCTGTTCCTGTCATTTCTGACACGCTGGCGGCGGCGATCCGCAAGGACATGCCGAACTTTGATCCGGAAAAGGCGTGGGGAGACTGGAAGGGAACCCGCGCCGACACATTCTTTGCCGTCCTTCCGCTCTCGCTCATTGGAGGCGGGGCTCTCACGGTTCGCGAGTTGCGGCGAACCGGGGGATTTTTGCAGTTCAAGCAAGAGTTGCGAATTGGCGGATTCTCAGAGAAGGCCGCGGAGGCAATTGCCGCAGAGACGAATCCAGACCGGCAAACCGAGCTGATCCGCGAGGGCTGGGACAAGCGAACGCCCGAGGACATTTCCGAAGGGCAGCGAATTTTTGAGGCTACAAAAAACGCCAGCACGGAAACGCAAGGGAGCGCCGACATGCCGACAATGGACGCTGTTCGCGACGGAAACGGAAATGCAACCTACATCGTGAAGGATGAGACAGGGAGGGAAATTTACCGCACTCAGGACGCCGCCGCGGCAGATCAGGCTTTCATTGATGAGGTTCGCGCCGTGAACGAGCGGAGGCTTTTTGAAGAAAAACAGGCCATGGAGGGAGATGAAGGACAGATTGCGTCCGGGCAAGAAAGACTCGCCAAGGAATTACTCTTTTCCAAATCAAGCGCGCGGCAGGAGTGGTTGACAGCCATTGGGGATCGTGCCATGAAGATGTCCGATGAACTCCCAGACTTCGCCACAGAAGCCGAAGCGCGACGAGCGGTTGCAGATGCCAACAGTGCAGCGGACGGGGGGGGCTTCCAAGCCGCAGCACCTGACGAAGTTGCACGTTTGCGGGAGTCGCCGGGAATGGGAGCGGCAATTCGTTTATCTGCCGTTTTCGGACGACGAATTGTAGTTTTTCGGAACGAGTCAAAGCCCTGGATAAACGGCTTTGTCAACTCAAGGCAGCCAGAGGTAATTTATCTCAACGCGGATTCCTCCCGCCCGTTTCACGCGGTCGCCGGTCATGAGTTGTGGGAGCATCTTCGTATTGATCAGCCTGATCTTGCGCAAAGCACATGGGAGGCGCTTGCCCCGGATTTGCGGAATTGGGAGAAATACAAGGCCGCCAGGAAAGCGGACGGATATTCAGATACCGATATTCCGCATGAATTGATTGGCGATTTTTTGGGGGACTCCGTAAGCGACCCGGATTTTTGGGACAAGCTGAACAAGCGAAATCCTACCCTGTTTCAAAAATTCGCCATGGCCGTAAAGGAATGGCTGGATGGGATTGTTGACGCCGTCAAAAGGGCCGGGTTTGGAACCGACGAATTTTTCAATGACATTGAACGGGCTCAATCCATTCTTGCCGACTCCATTGCTCAATTTTCCGCGAAAGACAAAGCGCGGGCGCAGCAATACGAACCGGGAGATTTGAATCAGAATTTCTACTCTGGAAGCAGGTCAGATTACATCGCATCCATAGAATCCGCATTCAATTCTGCGCAAAAGAATCCCGAGCAACGACTCGCCTTATTCGAGCGGGCGCGCAAGAAGCTGGTTTCAATGATGGGGGAAGATCAGACCGTCATTGCCGCGATGGAATACAGCCGCGAGGCCAGCCAGCAAGAGCGGGAGGCGGTAGGGATGCCGAAAGCTGAACGGCATGAAATCAACCGCGAGAAGCTTTTGCGGGCCATCGGAGAATTGGACGCCCTGCTTTCGGTTTTCCCTCCCGAGATTCGCGGGAAAGTCGGCGGGTTCGCAACCCTGACCAAAATCGGGAACGGCGAAAAGGCCATGACGGACTTTTTCGTGAAGCGCATCGAAATGATTGACGAGGAACTTGAGCGGGCTCTGAAGCGGGAATACGACGCCAAGCTGCAAAGGCTCTTCAAGCGCGCCCAGCCGAAGAAAGACGAGGCCGGGAAAAAGCGTGTCGGCAAAGCCGGGGCGGATGTTCACGCGCTCTTTGATGTCCTTCGTGACGCCGTTGGATGGAATGCCGATGAGGTTGCCGCACACATAGCTGGACTGGAAACTCAGATTACCTCGGGTGAGATGACGCCAGAGCAAGAGGCTCACGCGCAATTGGAAATCGGACTGGTTGCGCTGGTTGGCGATTGGAAAAACGCCGATGCCGAGCGCCGGGCCGTGGCTGTCAAAAGCGCCACGGAGACATTTGACCGGGGATACATCGCCTTCAAATTTGAAAAACTCAATGAGCGCGAGCGACGGGAGGAAATCCGCAAGGAGCTTCGTAGGGACACAGGGAAGGCTGGAACCAAGGACGAGCGGGACGAGAGGGCCGCGAAAGACAACGGGCTTTTGGGAGGCTGGAAGGATTCGCTCCTCAGCCTATTGAATTTTGAACAGGCCGCGAAATGGGTTTTTGGAGAAAATTCCCAGCAGGCCCAGCGCATCGCCGACATGGAGCGCGAGGCGTCTCATAAAAAAGAGGATGGCATCCAATCGAAAATGGATGCGCTGGAAGACCTCTTCACGGATATTGCTGGCAGCAGGCTCAAGGGCGAGCAATTGCGGTGGAATCTCTCCCAAAAAAGCATCACCGCGGGCGGAAAATTGCAGGCCGATGGCTCAAAGTCCGGGGCAATCATCCTCAGCGAATTGGAGGCCATCACCGCAACACTCATGTGGCGGCAGGAGGACGGCAGGCGGCATATGAAGGGGCGGCTTGATGAAAATGGCCGGGTAATCAGTCCATGGTCATACGATCAGGATTTCATTGATGAGATTGAGGCCGCGCTTTCGCCGGAAGCCCGCGCCGTGCGCTCGCATTTGATCGAGCAATACAACGCGGAATACGCCACGCTGAACCCGGTTTACAAAAAGCTCAACGGCATATCAATGCCGAAGAATCGGAATTACTCGCCGCTGACCGTGAAGCCGCAGCAGGCACAGGGCGGGCAGACGATTGACCCTGTGACGGGAGCCAGCTTTTCCGCAGGCTCAACGACGCCGGGAAGCCTCCGGACGCGCGGGACGAGCGTTGCCGAGCCGGATTTCCGCGATGCCGTCCAAACCTTCATCGCCCACACAAAGCAGATGGAGCATTGGAAAGCCTACGCGCCATTTGTTAATGAGGCCGGGGCCATACTTGGAAACCGCGAAGTCGGGAACAGCGTGGAGGCAAAGGCGGGGAAAGAGGCTGTGAGTGTCTTGCGTGGCTGGCTGGATATGTTCGCTCAGGGCGGAACACGGGATGCGGCAGCGCACCTTGCTTTAACTCAGGGGCTTTCCAATATTTCCAATCGCGCAGCATCCATCGCTCTTGTCGGCAGGCTGGGAACGCTCGCCATTCAATCCACCCAGCTTGGCGCGGCTCTCGCGGAAATGCCGGTTTCGTCTTACACCTCGCGCCTTGGGAAGCTTTTTGCTGGTCAACTTGGCTGGGGAGAGGCTTTCAAGTCGTCATATATTCAGCGGCGTTTTAATGAAATGCCGCCGGTTGTGAGGCAGGCAGTCGAGGGATTGAAGGCCGACAAGCCAAACGCCTTGCGCCATGCCGTTGCCAATCTCGGGCGATTGATCGGCGGCGCTGACGCCCTGTTCACGGCTGGGACATACGCCATTGTTTATGACTATCAGATTTCGCAAGCCGGGAAGCTCGGGCTTTCGGGAACGGAAGCGGAGGCTTTTGCGCGGCAGGCGGCAGAGCGTTCCGTTGACCGCGTGGCACAACCAACAAGGCAGGGAACCCGCTCACTTTTCGAGAACACTTCAACGCACCCGCTGGCCCGCCTCGCTTGGGCGTTTGCCAGTGAGTCGCGAAAGAATCTCGGGCTTGCTGCCTACGCGATGGCAAATAAGACATGGCCCGAAAAGGCGCGTGTTATCGCCTACGTGTGGATCATCAACGGCATCATGGCGACAGTCATTCGTTCCGCATGGAAAGACGCGCGAGATGATGACGATGAAGAGGTTTTCGACTCCGAGAATTGGGACTTGAAGAGGATGGCTCTTTCAGTCGCAACGGAGCCATTTTACGGGTTGCCAGCGATTGGATCAATGATTCAGGCCGGGGCATTCAAGGCGGCTGGCGAATACCTGCCCGAGGGCAATCTGTTTTCCTCTGGTTCTCGTGCGGTTAAACCAGTCAGCCGCATCCCCGAGCTTCTAACCGGACAGCTCGAAACAGAAGAGGCCATCCGCGACGTTGAGGCCATGCTTTCCGGCTTCGGGCTTCTCAACTCCAACATCGCCGCGGCAGCATCCCTGTCCCACCTTGCCCGCGACCTCTACGGGGTGACGGACAACGCCATTCCTGACGACCAATGAAAAAGACTTCCAAACCCGGCAACCTTATGATTGTTTTGACTCGACCCTAAGCAATGAGCGTCCAATCCGATACCAGCAGCATTTCTTATGTTGGCAACGCCTCCACGGTGACGCCGTATGCTGTTCCGTTCTATTTTTTCCAGGACGAGGATTTGATTGTCAAGGTGGTGGATCAGGATGGCATTGAGGAAACCCTTGTTCTCAACACCGATTACACTGTTTCCGGCGCAGGCGTTGAATCAGGCGGCTCCGTTGTGACGGGAGGCGGAGCGATTCCCGTAACCAGCACGGTCACGATTTACCGAGAGCTTGACGCCACGCAACCAACCGTTTTCACGGAAAACGCAGCGTTCCCGGCAGCAGAGCAGGAGAGAGGACTTGACCGGGCAACCATGCTGGTGCAGCAGGCATTGCGTGGCGTGGCTCAATCATTCCGCTTCCGGGTTTCGGACGGTGCGGCAGCGGAGGTTGAAAAAATCGTGGATTCTCTTTTCGGGTTGAATGTCTCGGGAACCCCTCTTTTCCGCACGCGCGACGAGGTTATCACGTGGCTTTCCCTTCCGGCGCCGATTCTGAATTTTCCAACAAAGACATGGCAGGACGCCTCAGAGCGGGCCCTTGCTGTTCCTGATTTTGTGGGCCAGCTCGGAACGCAGAAGGACAACAGTTCCGCGTGGATCTCAACGGCCCTGACCGCCGGAAGCTGGACGGCGTTTTCTTCCACGCCAGCAGACGGAACCGTGACGACAGCGAAGCTCGCCGCGGCCTTGGATTTCTCGGGGAAAACCCTGACATGGGGGGCTCTTCAAATCCCCGATTCCGCCCTGGCGGCGCTCGCGTGGTCAAAGCTCACCGGGATTCCCGCTTCATCCGGTGATCTTTCCGGAACCTATCCGGCCCTGACTCTCCCGGCCGGGGCTGTTCTCAAGACCCTGCAAACCTCTTACGTCACGAGCGCGGATATTTCGGCGCTTGTCCCCATTGATGACACCAAGCCGACCAGCGGCGAGGGGACGCAGATAATCAGCCGGGCAATCACGCCGGCCAGCGCGTCAAATACCGTCCTCGTTCGATTTCAGGGACAGGTTCAATCGAGCGGAACGGGTGACTATGTGGTGATTTCGGTTTTTCGGGGAACAACGAATATCGGGACGGCGTATCAAAATACCTCCTTCGGAGACACGGCGAGCCTGACCATCGAAATGATTGATTCCCCGGCCAGCGCCAGCGCGCAGACCTACACCGTCCGCGTTGGCGTCGGGACGCTCCCGGCCCGGCTCAACGGCTCATTCTCGGCCCGGCTTTTCGGCGGGGCCATCGCCGCAACCTTAACCGTCCAGGAAATCAAAGGATGACAATTCTATCTGCCAAATTTGCCAACCCCTCACGAACCGCCATTGAGATTCAAACCAAGGAGTCAGGCTCGGTTTTAATTCAGACGAACGGCGAGGACGTTTCAGGGGGCTGGCGGGCTGTTTATGACAAGTGGAAGGAATCGGGCGAGACGGCGGCATATACACCCCTTTCGATTGATCCCATCAAGCTTGCCAAGGCTCATGTCGGGCGTTCATTCGACACCCTGGAGCTTCTGACCCTCAAGGATTGGAAAGATGCCCTGCCGCCGGAATCCACGCCAAAATTGCAAGCCTGTTACATCTGGATTCAAAATGTGATCGCCTCCGCGATGGCCGGGGAAACCGTCTTTCCCGCGCCTCCGCACAATTTTTCCGCCGTCATCGGTGAAGTCTCACAAATCCAAAAACCATGAAAAACAAACTCCACGAAATCATCATCGCTTGCATCGTTCTAGCGATGGCAACAGCCGCCGCCGGAATCGGAACGGTGAGCGTCACCACTTCCGAAACGCAAGTCCTCCCGGCGTCCACCTATCGCCGCTGGCTCGTGCTGCAAAACAATTCGACCAATGACATTTACGTGAAGGCCGACAGCTCGACGAATGCCGTCACGGTCACGAATGGAATCAAGGTTCCTGCTAATGGCGGAACATTCACCATCACGGCCACAGGTGCCGCAAATCCGGCGCGGAATACGATTAAGGCAATCTCGGGAACAGGGACAAACACGCTGACCTATCAGGAAGGCAATGAGAATTAAGCTTTTCGCTTTTTTCGCCCTCCCTCTTCTGGCTTTCGGACAGGTCAGGGTTGGAGAAACCGGCGCGTATTCTTCGCCGGTCATCGGGATTGAGGCAATCCGCGTCTCGGGATTCCTTGCGCCCGAGACAATCAACTGGCAGATGGCCGTAATTGCCAATGGCGGAAGCTTCTCGCGAAACGATTCCCGCGCGGTGAATTATTTCGTCACGGAGTGCAAGCGCGCTGGCATCTGGACGCTGATTGACCGGGTGAATCTTTTTGCTGGTCGAAATCTCAACGCCGCGCTTGTGCCGGTGAAGGCGGCGCTGGGAACAAGCACGGAGACGAACAGCAATTTTGTGGAGGCGGATTTCAATGCGGCGATCGGACTGACCGGGAACGGCTCCACCAAGTTGCTGACGCCGGGGGTGAACGCGAATCAGACGGCGCAGAATGACACCAGCTTGTTCGCTTGGATAACGAATGCGGGAACGGCGGGGACAAACAGGTGGATTATCGGCACTCTGCTGGCGTCTGGCTGCACGCTTTTTCATAGCTCGACCAATCAAACATCCGCGAGGATCCATTGCGGCTCGCCGGTAAACCATGCCAGCACGGGAGTGGGTTTTGTCTTTGGAGCGCGGACGGCGGCAGCTTTGCAGCTGGCGCGCTACAATTCCAGCGAGACGACGGACACGACGGCTAGCACGAGCCCGGCCAATGCGGCAATCTCCGTGTTTTCCAGCGGCGCGGCGGCTTACCACTCCGGGGCGCTTGGAGCGTATGGGATCGGAAAGGGGATGGACGGAACACAACGGGCGGCCTTGCAGGCGATCCTGTTGCAAACCATGACGATGCTCGGGAGGCCGACGGCATGAGCAGCACAGAGCTAGCCTCCACCCTGAACGAGGAGCAACTTGAAAAAAAGACAACCGGCGTTGTCGGGCTGATTCTTGGCGTTGCCATCAAATACGGACTCCCCTCCGTGTGTTGCGCGTGGCTCTTTTACGTGATTTGGACGAAGGATTTGATTATCTACAACATGACCCGCGAAGTCACCGCGGCGCTGGTGGAGAGCAATCATGCGCGGGGCGAGCAGGCCACGGCCATCCGCGAGCTTGCGGATGCCGTGAAGGGAATCAACCGATGAGCGAGGGCTTCCAGACAAACCCCGCCTTTGCCTGGGAGAAAAACAGCTATCGCGCCCAGCTTCGCGAGGATCTGATTTTTGAGGATTCCGAGATTGACCGGCAGGGCAGGCCGAAAATCTACGTGGTTCCAAATCGCTTCTACACGGATTTCGCCAGCATCCCGCGGTTTCTCTGGCGGCTGGCGTCCCCATTCGACCCGGAACACCGTTTGCCGGCCGTCCTGCACGATTATCTCTATGGCCTGCGGGGCGGGGAGCCCTACGGCCTGGGGCGCAAAGAATGCGATGAACTGTTTCTCAGGGCCATGAAATCCGAGGGGCAATCGTGGTGGAAGCGTCACGCGATTTTCAACGCCGTTCGGACGTTTGGCGGCATCCATTCACGCGCGGGAGGGGCTTGGGCAAAATGACCTTCGACGAGCGCACCGAGCGAAACATTGCCACACTGCACCCCAAGGCGCAGGAGAAGGCCAGGCAGTTCATGCAGGCTGTTTTGCCCATCATGGCCCAGCGCGGCGTTGTGGCGCGGATTATCAGCGGAACACGGTCATACGCCGAACAGGACGCCCTTTTTGCCAAGCGGCCACAGGTGACAAAGGCCCGCGGCGGATACTCGAATCACAATTTTGGAATCGCATGGGACATCGGGCTTTTCAGGGAGAAGGATTACCTTGAGGACTCGCCCCTTTACAGGGAGTGCGGGGAAATCGGGCGCTCGCTCGGGCTGGAATGGGGAGGGGACTGGAAGAGCTTCAAGGACGAGCCGCATTTTCAGGTCCCAACCGGATTGACGATGGCTCAGCTTCGGGCCAGGGTGGCAGCCGGGCAGT